ATCAAAGACTCAGAAGTTATATGGACTCCAGATTCCAGGGGCAGGTTTAAAGTATCGTGGACTCCTAAAAAAGGTTTAAATAATGCTAAGGTTACAAAACATGGTGTGTTCTTTCCATCAAACGAACATATTGGCGCGTTTGGATGTGACTCGTATGATATATCAGGAACTGTTGGAGGCGGAGGTTCGAATGGAGCTCTACATGGTTTAACCAAATACAGTATGGCGGAAGCTCCAAGCAATGAGTTCTTCTTAGAGTATGTAGCTAGACCACAAACAGCAGAGATATTTTTTGAGGAAGTATTAATGGCTTGCGTATTTTATGGCATGCCTATACTTGTTGAGAACAACAAGCCTAGACTTTTGTATCACTTTAAAAACAGGGGGTATAGAGGATTTAGTATGAACAGGCCTGATAAGCATTATACAAAATTATCTCAGACAGAAAAAGAACTGGGAGGAATACCAAATACCTCAGAGGATATAAAACAATCTCACGCTGCAGCTATAGAATCTCACATAGAAAAATATGTAGGTTTAGATTTAGATGGTGGGTCCAGACCTGGGGATGAAATGGGAAGTATGTATTTTACTAGAACATTGGAAGATTGGTCTAGGTTTGATATAAGTGCGAGAACTAAGTTTGATGCTAGTATTAGCTCAGGTTTAGCTATTATGGCAAATCAAAAACATGTATATCTACCGCAGAAAAAAGAGTCAAAAATAAGTCTTAACTTTGCAACATATAATAACAAAGGAACATTAAGTGAATTAATTAGATGAAAGAGGTAAACATAAACATTTCATCAGTAGGATTCCCTAGTCAGTTTGTATCTGATGCTGAGAAAGCGACCGATGAGTTTGGGTTACAAATAGGACAAGCTATTCAATATGAATGGTTTCGTAAAGATTCTAATGGATGTCGATACTATAGTCAGTGGAGGGACTTTAACAGACTACGCCTATATGCAAGAGGCGAACAATCAATTGCAAAATATAAAAATGAATTAGCGGTAGACGGAGATTTGTCTTACTTAAATCTTGACTGGACACCAGTTCCTATTATCCCAAAGTTTGTGGACATAGTGGTTAATGGAATGTCTGACAGGATATTTAAAGTTAAGGTTTATGCCGTAGATGCTTTAAGTCAGTCAAAGCGTAATAAATACCAGGAGATGATTGAAGGGCAAATGGCGGCAAAAGATGTTCTGTCGGTTATACAAGAAGGCACAGGGTTTGACCCTTTTATAATGAATCCAGATGAACTGCCAGCTAGTGATGAAGAGTTGTCTCTTTATATGAATCTAAATTATAAACCAGCTATAGAGATTGCAGAAGAAGAGGCTGTTGACACTATGTTTTCTGAAAATCATTATGATGATATTCGTAAACGTTTAGATTATGATATGATGGTCACGGGGATGGGTGTTGCTAAGCATGAATTTCTTCCTGGCTCAGGTGTTCAGGTTTCTTATGTAGACCCTGCAAACGTAGTTTATAGTTATACTGAAGACCCTCACTTTAAAGATTGTTTTTACTGGGGTGAAATTAAAACCGTTCCTATTGCGGAGTTAATGAAGATTGACCCTACCCTTACAAATGATGATTTAGAAAAAATATCTCGTTATAGCCAAAGCTGGTATAATTATTTCAATACAGCTCAATTTTACGAAAACGATATATTCTTTCGTGATACCTGTACGTTAATGTATTTTAATTATAAGACCACTCAGAAGATGGTTTATAAGAAAAAGGTTAAAGACAACGGTAATATAAGCATGATAGAAAAAGATGATGGTTTTAATCCCCCAGATGAAATGATGGAAGAGGGTAAGTTTGAAAAAGTAGAAAAAACAATTGATGTTTGGTATGATGGGGTAATGGTTATGGGTACAAACATAATTTTAAAATGGGAGCTTGCTAAGAACATGGTAAGGCCTAAGTCTGCTTCTCAACACGCCATACCTAATTACGTAGCTGTAGCACCTAGAATGTATAAGGGAGTTATTGAATCACTAGTTAGAAGAATGATTCCGTATGCTGATTTAATTCAGATGACGCATTTAAAATTACAGCAAGTTATTGCACGTACAGTACCAGATGGCGTGTATATAGATGCAGATGGTTTGAATGAGGTAGACTTAGGAACAGGCGCAGCATATAATCCAGAGGATGCACTTCGTTTATATTTTCAAACAGGTAGTGTAATTGGTAGGAGTTATACGCAAGAAGGAGATTATAATCAAGGTAAAATACCTATACAGCAGCTAACTAGCAATTCAGGCGCTTCTAAGACGCAAATGTTAATTGCTAACCTAAATCATTATTTAGACATGATACGTGCTGTAACAGGCTTAAATGAAGCGAGAGACGGTAGTGGAGCTAACTCTGACGCTTTAGTTGGTGTACAAAAATTAGCAGCATTAAGTTCTAATACCGCTACTCGTCATATATTAGATGGAAGTCTTTACATATATAGAACGTTAGCTGAAGCTTTAACTTACAGGGTAGCGGATATTTTAGAATACGCAGACTTTAAAGAAGACTTTATAAATAAGATTGGTAAATACAATGTTAGTATACTTGGAGAAATAGCTGAGTTATATATATATGACTTTGGAATCTTTATTGAGTTGTCTCCAGATGAAGAGCAAAAAGCTATGCTTGAGCAAAATATACAAATGGCTTTATCAAAAGGTGACATCAATTTAGAAGACGCTATTGATATACGTGAGATTAGAAATCTTAAACTTGCAAATCAATTACTTAAAGTAAAACGTAAAGCCAAGCAAGAGGCTGATGATAAAAGAGAAATGCAAAAGCAAGCAATGGTTTCACAACAACAATTGCAATCACAGCAAATGGCAGCTCAAACTGCAATGCAGCAATTAGAAATGGAAACGCAGGCTAAGATGCAGTATAGACAAGCAGACATTGCATTTGAAATTGAAAAACAAAAAGCAGAAGCACAGTTAAAATCTCAATTAATGCAACAAGAGTTTAACTATAGTATGCAGTTGCAAGGCATGACTCAAGAGCAATTAGGGATTAGAGAAGAAGATAAAGAACAAGCGAAGAGTGATAGAATTAGCCAACAAAATACTCAGCAATCAGAATTAATAAATCAACGTAAAAATAATTTACCACCTAAAACTTTTGAATCTAATGAAGATTCTTTAGATGGTTTTGACTTAGCTGAATTTGAACCAAGATAATGTGTTTAAATTTTACGTAACTTTGTAGTTAAATTAAATCAAATCAAATGGACATTAAAGTAAGAGAAGTAACGGCTGATGAAAAATCAAGTCAGCAAATAGAACAAGAACTCCTGGATAAGCATGAGGAGAAGTTTCAGTCTGAGACTGAGCAAGAATCAATAGAGGTTAAGGCTGTAGAGCCAGAAGCTGAAGTTGAGGTTAAAGAAGATAATACACAGGAAGAAGCTCCTGTTGAAGAGGTGGTTGAAGAACAACCTCCACAACTAGACGCTCCGCCTGAATTAAATGAAGACGAAGTTCTTTCATATATTGGAAAAAGATACGGTAAGGAAATTAATTCTATTGATGAATTAATTAGTAAACGTGAGGATAGCGAACCGCTTCCTGAAGACGTTGCTGCTTACCTAAAGTATAAAAAAGAAACTGGACGTGGGTTTAATGATTTTGCAAAATTGCAAAAAGATTATTCTGATTTAAGTCCAGATGCTTTGCTAAAAGAATATTATTCTATAACCGAAGAAGGTTTAGATTCTGAAGATATAGATGATATGTTGGAAGAGTTTAAGGTGGATGAAGATATCCATGAACCAACTGACATAAAAAAAATAAAACTAGCAAAGAAAAAAGAGATTGCTAAAGCTAAAAAGTTTTTACGTCAACAACAGGAACAATACAAACAGCCCCTTGAGTCAAGGGAACGTTCTGCCTCTGAAAGTGACGATGAACTTATAGAATATAGGCAATATTTAGAGTCAGCTAAAACTGAACAGAATGATGCTAATCATAAAAGAGAATGGTTTGTCAAAAAAAGTGACGAAGTATTCAGCTCCGAATTTAAAGGTTTTAAATTCACTATAGGAGAAGATGAAATAGTATATACACCTGGAAGTGCTTCTGAACTTAGAAAATCTCAAGAGACTCCACTTAATTTTGTAAATAAATATTTGGATTCTAGAGGTTTTATTAAAGATGCAGAAGGTTATCACAAGTCATTAGCTGTCGCAATGAACCCTGAGAAGTTTGCTCAGTTCTTTTATGAACAAGGCAAATCGAGGGCAACAGATGATGTGATACGTAAAACGAAAAATATAAACATGAGTGAGCGTACTGCACCAGAGGTTTCTTCAAAATCAGGACTTCAAGTAAAATCAGTTTCACAACCTTCGAGTCGTGGGCTAAAAATTAAGAGTATAAAAAGAAGTTAATAATTTAAATAAATAAAAAATAATATTATGGCAGGACAAGTATTAGCAACCCCAGGGTTTGCTTTGACACCGAGTTCCGAGAGAACTCCAACAGCGGAAAACTATTTAACTAATGCAGATTTCAATTGGTTGAATCAGTACTTACCAGATACTTACGAAAAAGAATTCGAAAGATATGGTAATAGAACAATCTCCTCATTCCTTAGAATGGTAGGAGCAGAAATGCCTACAAACTCAGACCTTATCAAATGGGCAGAGCAAGGTAGGTTACACACGAAATATACACAAGTTGGTACAGCAGCAATTCTAAATGCTGACCAAGCTGTATTTCAAGTAAATGATGTATTAGACCCAGTAGCAGCTGAACAAGTTATTAGAGTAGGACAAACTATTGTAGTTGTTCAAAATAATGGTACAGGTGTTAATAAGGCTGTGGTAAGTGCAGTAAACAATGCCGCTGGTGGTAGAGGACAGTTCACAGCTGATTTTTATGAAGCAGGTGGTTTAGTAACTGCAGGTACTGGAGTTGGTAACGCTGACGTTACAGTATTCATTTACGGTTCAGAATTTAGAAAAGGAACAGCAGGAATGGTTGGTTCATTAGAAGCTAATGACTTCATCTTCGACAACAAGCCTATTATCATTAAAGATACTTACACAGTATCTGGTTCTGATATGGCTCAAATTGGTTGGGTTGAAATCACTACTGAAGATGGCGCAACTGGTTACCTATGGTACCTAAAGTCTGAGCACGAAACAAGATTAAGATTCGATGACTATTTAGAAACAGCAATGATTGAGGCTGTACCTGCAGAGACTAACTCTGGAGCTGCTGCTATCTTAGGTAGTGCCGCTGGTGCTGCTGACCCAGGAGCTGGTTCAGATGGTATATTCTACGTAGTAGGATTAAGAGGAAATGTTTGGGATGGTGGAAATCCAGTAGCCCTAGCAGACTTCGATTCTATAATCAGTAGACTAGATAAGCAAGGTTCTATTGAGGAAAATGTTATTTTCCTTAACAGACAATTTGGATTTGACATTGACGATATGTTAGCTGCACAAAACTCTTACGGAGCGGGTGGTACTTCTTATGGTCTATTTGACAATGACGAAGAAATGGCTTTAAACTTAGGATTCACAGGATTCAGAAGAGGTTACGACTTCTACAAGACTGACTGGAAATACCTAAATGACCCTACAATGAGAGGTGGACTACCAACAGGAGCAACATCAGGGAAGATTAATGGTCTTCTAGTTCCAGCTGGTTCAACAAGTGTTTATGACCAAATTCTTGGTAAAAACGCTAAGAGACCTTTCTTACATGTTAGATATAGAGCTTCAGAAACTGAAGACAGAAGATATAAGACTTGGATTACTGGCTCTGCTGGTGGTGCTGCAACGTCTGATATTGACAACATGCAAGTAAACTTCTTGTCTGAGAGAGCTGTATGTACTTTAGGTGCAAACAACTTCTTCTTATTTCAAGACTAGTAATTAAATATTAGGGGCGTAGCAATGCGCCCCTTTTTTAAATAATCAAATTAAATTAAATCAAATGAAAAAAGAAAATACTACCCCAGAAGTAGTTGAGAAAGCTGAAATTAAAACAGTTGCTCAACCAAAACCAAAAAAACAATCACCTAAATTTGTTGACAAATCTTATAAGCTTACAAGAGATGTTGCACCTTTATCTTTAATCTTAGCCTCAAGGCACACTAATAGATTTCCATTATTGCATTTTGATGAAGAGACAGGAATCAACAGACCTTTAAGATATGCAAGAAATCAGAACAGTCCGTTTCAAGACGAACAAGATGACAATGCAATTTTAGAGCCTGTAATATTTGAAGATGGATTTTTGTTTGTTCCAAAAAACAATCAAATACTACAAAAGTTTTTACATTATCATCCTGGTAATGGAAGAATATTTACTGAAGTTAACAAAGCTAAAGAAGCTGCAGACATTGTAGAGGATTTAAACTTACAAGTAGATGCTCTTATAGAAGCTAGACAGCTTGATGTTGCTCAAGTAGAGAACGTTGCTAGAGTTTTGTTTCAACAAGACGTTAGCAAGGTAACAACTGCTGAGCTTAGAAGGGATATATTAATATTTGCTAAACAAAACCCAAGTGGTTTTATGAAATTATTAACTGACCCAATGTTAAAGCTAAATTCAACGGTACAGGATTTTTTAGACAAAAACTTAATACAGTTAAGAAATAGCAAAAAAGAAGTATGGTTTAACACACCATCTAATAGAAAGAAAATGTGTAATATACCATTTGGTGAAGAGCCAATGTATATAATAACATCTTACTTTCAAAGTGATGATGGATTAGAAGTGTTTAAACACTTAAAAGCATTAGCTAAAAATTCGTAACTTTATAGCTTGTTTAACCCATTAAAATTTTTAACAATGGCAAAATTTTTAAAAGTACAAACCGCAGCAAATGGCAATTTAATTATGCCTGCTGATAAAATGGTAATGGTCTCCACTGGTGGTGGTGGCTTTACTACAACTATAGTTAATTATCTTACTACAGGAGCGTTCGACACCATAACAATAACTCATGGTGCTGATACAGCTAATGGATATAATATGATAAACTATATTC